AGGGTGGTGGAATTATACAGGCTAAAGATACTATAAAGAAATGGTATGAGAAGTATGGTCTTGCTCATTGGGTTATAGAGGAAAACGGATTTCAAAGAGCAATTAGACAAGACAAAGATTTAAAAGAGTACTGTGCAAGAATGGGTATTTACTTAGAAGGACATCAGACACAAAAAAACAAATTTGATCCTATCTTTGGTGTCGGAAGTATGAGAGAATTGTTTAAAGAAGAACTAATAAGTTTGCCTTATGGTAGTGCAGAAAGTGAAACTAAGAGTAATATATATCGTAGGCAATTAATTTATTTTTCTACAGGTGCTAGTAAGCAATCTGGTAGAAATAATAAGTCAGATGTTGTTATGGCTAGTTGGTTTCCTATGAGAGTAATTAGGAGATTACAAAAAGAAAGACTAGCAGAAGTAGGATTAGATTATGAACCAAGTTTTGGAGAATGGGATATAAGCGATATGAACGAAAGCCCTTGGGGTTAAAGTGAAACCAGAAGAAATACAATACGCTATAACCAATTTACACTTTGATAATCAGAGTGCTTATTCTACTAGAGGTCGTATTCGTGCAATTATGAATGGTGGACCTGATGGAATACAGGCTTTACTTGGAGATAACCTTAAAGGTTTTCAAGATTGGCAAATACCAGTACCTAACTTGATGATGTCAGGTTTAGAGCATTTATCACAAAAGATTGGTCGTATTCCTAACTTAAAAGTAGATGTACCTAACAATAAAGATTCTGATAGAGCTAGAGCTAAAGCAGATAAGATAGCTCGTATTGTAACTTCATATGATGACACACAAAAATTAGATTTACAAATGCCACAAGTAGGTAGATGGCTACCTGGTTATGGTTTTGCTGTATGGGTTATTAGAGAGAAAAAAGGCCCTGATGGTACGCCATATCCTTGTGCAGAACTTCGTGATCCTTATAACTGTTTTCCTGGTTACTTTGGTGCAGACCAACAACCAAAAGAAATGGCTATAGTTCGTAGAGTTCCTAAAGAAGCTCTAGCAAGAACTTATCCTAAATCAGCAGAAAAGATTATGTCTAAAGATGGATATGAAACTAATACATTAGGTATAGGTAATGCTTATGCTTCTGCTTACACAGATTCTTATAATGGTAGTTGGGCTAATTCAAATGGCGAAGGTGATTTAATAGCAGAGTATTACAACTTAGATGGAACTTATATATTCCATATGACTTCTGCAACTATTCTTGACTTCATACCAAATCCACTAGATAGTGGACCTGCGTTTGTTATTGCAAAGAAATTTGCATTTGATAGATTGCAAGGACAGTATGACCAAATCATAGGACTTATGGCTTCTATGGCAAAGATTAATGTGATGTCAATAATAGCTATGGAAGATGCAGTATTTACTGAAACTAACATATCTGGTGAGATAGAGTCTGGACAATATAGAAAAGGTAGATTTGCAGTTAATTATCTAGCACCAGGTACACAAGTTTCTAAACCAGCATCTAATGTTCCTTATCAAATATTTCAACAAATAGACAGAATAGAAAGACAACTTCGTGTTGGTGGTTCTTATCCTGTATCTGATGATTCACAATCTCCACTTAGTTTTGCTACTGGTAGAGGTTTAGAAGAACTAGGTGCAAGTATGTCACTTATGATTAGAGAGTATCACACAGTTATGGCTGATGCTATAGAAATGATTGATGCTAAAAGATTAGAGTGGGACCAAAAAATGTATGGTGGTAGTTCTAAAGAGTTATCAGGTTATTATAACAATCAATTTTTTAGTGAAAAGTATGACCCAGAAAAAGATATTCAGGGTGCATATAAAACTAGAAGAGTATATGGAGCTATGGCTGGATATGATGAGCCACAGAAAATTGTAACAGGGCTGCAATTACTTCAAGCAGGTATTATAGATACACAAACACTACAGGAAAATTTAGATGGGTTAGATAACCTAACAACTGTAAACAATAGAATTACTAAAGAAAAAGCAGACAATATACTTTTTGATACATTATTGGCTCAAGCACAACAAGGAGACCCTAAAGCAACAATGGCTGTAGTGCAAATAAGAAAAAATCCTAATGATATGCAAAATATCTTAGATAAGTTCTTTACAGCAGAAGAACCAGAAATACCAACAGCAGAACAAGAATTGCTTGGAGGAGGAGCCTTACCACCACAAGGACCTCCACCAGGCATAGCACAATTATTACAAGGATTGGGTGGATAATGAAATTTAATAAAGAATTTGCAGATATAGTACATAATTCACTTGGAGAAGTAGATGAACTTGGAGATGATATATTGCTAGAAGAAGAAGTATTACAACCAAGAATGTTTAGAGACCAAATGCCTCCACTTGCTTTTCCTTTTGGTTATATGATTATTAGTTCTACATTTATGTTTTACGAAGATGATGAGGATGAAAATGGCAACGAGGAGTTCTAGTAACAAAAACATAACCAAAGGTATGACTTATGGTAAAGGTAAAGTACTTGGTGAGCAAATAGATAAATTTGGCCTACCCACAGTAGATGCTAGAAATAGTGCTATACCTCCTGCAACAACAAATACTACAGACCAAACAAGAAATGTAGAACCTATGGCTGAAGAAGTATCAGTTGCTATGAATGAAAGTGGACAACCAGTAGTACCAGCTATGCCAATGAATAATGTATTAGATATATTAAGAGATACTGAAAATATAAATGAACCTTTAATTTCTGGAGCAGTACCTCCATCCATAACACAAGAACAACTAGGAGATTTAGATTTTCTTGTGTTAGCTGATTTAGCAGAAAATAGTGATGTAAATGCAATAAGACAAACTTTTAATATCTAACTATGGTAAATCAACCTATTGGACCATACACATTTGGTGAAGAGTACAACCAAATAACAGAAAAAAGTAGAGCATTAGAATTATCTTATAACAAAAAGAAAAACCAATTTACACAAGACCAAGTAGAAAGAACTAAAGAGTTAGCTAAATTATATCCTACAGCTCAATCTGGTTTAGTTTCATCTGCTGTTTTAAAAGGACTTGATAATAAACAATTTGAAGAACTTTTAAAACTGCAGTACAAAGCTGTACCTAAATCACAACCATCATTTCCAAATACTATGGGTAATGATGTAGTAAATTCAGCTATGTTTAATTCTAGTTTTGGAAAAGTATTTAATGCAGTAGGCAAACAGTTTAAATTACCTGAAGGTATGAAATTTTGGAATAAATCAACATATCAAAGTGAACCTGTATATGGAACACTTAAAGGATTATTTAGAGCATTAGCATTAATTGGTGGTGCAGGAGCAAATGCAACTGTGGGTAAACCTGTAAGAGCGTTTGTAAAAACAGCAGAAGAAACCATAGAAGAACCTTTTTTAGAATTAGGTCAAATAAAAAGACAAAAAGCAGAAGATTTATCTGCTAGAGGATTAGCAGGTGACCCAGATGTGACTATGTATGATGTTGCTGTTGCTAGAGATGAAGCAAACAAAGCAGAACGAATAGGTCAAATTGCTGGCTTTGGTTTAACATTATCTGCTTTAACAGGTAAAGGTCCTACAGGTTTTAGAAAAGTTATTGGTAAAACATTTGCAGACAACTACAAAAATGCAGGAGCATCTACTGCAGGTATAGCAGCACAAAAAATAAGAGAGGGTCAAGACCCTGGTGCAGTTTGGAAAAGTTTTGGTGAAGGATATTTTCCACAAGGAAGAATAGTTGCTGAAGCATTAGAAGACCAAGAAGCCTATAAATATAGAGGTCAAAATATAACTGCTGGTAGGTATATTGCAGAACTTGCAGGCATAGAACAAAACACTTTGTTATTTAATGGAGTTTCAGGAACTTTTGATTTTTATAAAGTTTTAGTAACTGACCCATTTTTAGTTGGTTCTAAAATATCAAAAGGTATAAAGTTTGCTAACAGTACACAAGGTAAAATACAAAAAGCATACAGAGCAGGAGAGTTTGAAAAGATACCTAGTATTGTTGATAACTTTTTAAATAGTCCTAAATCAGAAGGATTTCTAACAGCGTTTGCAGAATCAAATGATTTTAAAAAAATATTTGATGCAGTTAAAGACCCAGAGTTAGCACTTAACTTAGTTAAAACTAAAAATATAGATGAAGTAAAAAATCTTATGCAAGGTTTTGTAATACAAAATCAAGGACTTGGAATACCTGCACTTATAAGGTCAAAGAATAGTTTAGGTTACAACAAAAATTTAGTAGATGCTTTAATGACAGCAAGAAAAGGAGATAAAGCTCCCTACTCTAAGTTTGGTGAATGGACACCTGACTCAGGTGCTGCTTATGATAATGCAACAGATTCTGTAAAAGTATTTAACCAATGGTTAGTAGAATTTAAAATACCAAAAAATATTGCTAATCAATTATCTATAGAGTTTGCAGAAAAATCTGTAATAGGTAATAGACCAGAAATGTCAAGAATATTATTTGAAAAATTACCAGAACAAGTAAAAATATTAATGAAATCAGAAGGTTTTTCTAGTAAAACAATATCTAAAATAGATGAATACTTTGATGAGTTACAAGGAATAATAAAAATAAAAGATTCTAAAAATAAAAATATTGGCAAATATGATATTCGTTCTTATTGGGCAAGTTTAGGAAAAACAGAAGGTGGAGGTTTACAACCAATAGAGAAAGTTTTTAAAGGTATGAGAAGTATTCCTGGACCAGATGGCAAGCCAATAGATATGCCTACTCCATTTGATATTGGACAACACTTTGATGAATTATGGTCATTAGGAAAACCATTAGATATAAGAAGAGCATTATCAACTGTTGAAAAATACACAAACATTGATGTTGGTAAAACTAAATTAGTAAATCTTGCAAAAAATTACATAGATGATTTGCCTGAAACATCAAGAATAAAATTACCTGTAGAAAGTTTATTAAAAAATGTAGTTCCAAAAGTAGATATGTTGGTAAGTTTTGTACCTGAAACATCAAGAAACTTTATTGATGATGTATTGTGGCCAGCTCAAAAATTATGGACAGGAGCTCAATTAAT